TATTGTTTTATCCAACAATAGAATTAACATTACCAATCACGTTTATAATTACGACGTTAATTTAAATCAAACTATTTCCGATAAACTAAATGGTATTTTTGATAAAAAAGTGGAAGCTTTACGTTTGGAATTTGAAACCGAAATTAAAAGTCAAATCAAACATTCGTTAACAACCATACTTGGAAAATTAACCTAATTTAATTTTTATATTGTTCCTTAATTATTTTGATGATTAAACCTCTTAACGATTCGTTTTGAGGTTTTTTTGGTTTATAACTAACCATTGTCGGTTTGTTACCTTTACCAATTTTAGGGTCTTTCTTTTCTTCTCTACGTTTTTGTGAACAAGCTGATTTTTTTTGACTATCACTCATTTTTCCCGCAACTCCGGTTGCCCGACATTTTGGATAACCTTTTGAATTTGCATCAGGTCGACCACATGGTGGATGTTTTCCATCAACTTTACGACAAATATTAACCCAAGGTCCACTTGGTTGTTTAGACCCTTTAGGTTTTTTCTTTGTACCAAACCAAACCGCTAAATCTTCTCTTAATAAATCTTCTTTCAATGGTAATCCATCCATAGTTGGATTAACCGCAGAACCTTCTTCATCATTTTGTCCTCGGTAATCTTTCTTTTGTTTCATCAATAATTTAGATATTTTTATTGTTCTATTTTCAATTTCTTTTCGTTTTTGTGGAGTTTCTTTAAAATCACCATCTGCCTCTTCATACGCTAATTCCGCATTCGTATATTCGTACACATCATCAGTAAAAGGTCCTAATTGTTTTTTTTCCCAAATTTGAGGCGCTAATACTATTGGAACTTTAATTGAACCTGAATTTCCGGAACTGGTTGCTTCACTAATCTTATTCTTTTTCATATATTTCAATTAACTATAAATATACAATTAAAGAATAATGGAACAAGAAAGACAACCAATGGGATTATTATTTGACAGTGTGGGTTATAACAAACCTGAAGATGTTGATAAATTAATTGATGAAATGACAATTGAACAATCTTTTTACCTATTAACACAGTCATTACATTATGTTCACAATACTAGATTATTTACAATGCAAGAAACGGAAGTTGTATCAAAGGCATTAAGAGTTCTTCATAAGAAAATTTCAAGTAATGATGAAGTTATAGAATAAAAAAAAAGGTCTCACGGGACCTTTTTCTGTTTTTATAATTTATTACCACAAGACGGACAAAACTTAAAGTTTGATTTTGTTTTGACCCCGCATTCAGTACAATACTGTCTAATATCCTGAGATGTCTTATTTTTAGTTGTTAGTGGTTGTATCTTATACAATATCTGATGAGAAGTATAAGAATTAAATTCCTCATATGAGTTTTGAAAATTTTGGTCGGATTTCTCACCTTTCTCAACTCTACCTGTTTCAATTGATTTTGTACTACGAGTACGAGGTATACTTAAATCAACTGATGATGTATTAGTATAATATGCGTTTGAACCTCCAATAAAACTTGCAGTATTAGTTGTAAATGTTGTTGGAGAAACATATCCACCTGTATGGTTTAAATTTCCGTACAATACATCATTCGCCCATGGACGATATGTACCGGAATGATTCAGATTAAGGTTATTCACATGAACAACTCTTTCGTCGTAGAACTCTACCCTAACATCCCCGTTTAACGTTATTGCCGATTGATTTTCGGAAGTATTATTAACAGAGTAGGTACTAAACTGAAATTTATTATTCGTGTCTAAAAACCTCTCTAAAAAGATTCTTTCACCCGGTCTTAAAACTAAACCACTTTGAGAGATATAATCTCCGTTCAATTTAATTTTACAAAGTACTGTTTTTCTTGTTGGGTTATGAATTTCGAATTCGAAATTGTCTTTGTCTTCCATGAAGACTACGTGTCCATTGTAGATTTTTAGACGCGATTTTTTCTTTGTGATGTGAGCATTTGGTTTGCTCACCGCAGTTGTGTAATTCATTTTACTTAATTTTATAATAGTTAATGACTATGTTACTGATACCTTCGTGTCCGTGAATACTCAAAAGTCAAAATGACTCGGGACCAATAATCTAAAATCTAAGAATAAATATATGTGAAAAAATTTTGCAGTGTAGTAAAAACTATTTATATTTGTCAAAAATATCTAAATCATGAAAAAATTATTTATCACTTTATTATTATTTATTGGAACATTAACATTCGGACAAACTAAGATTAAAACAAAAGACATTGATAAAAATATCAATGTGGTCTTAGATTCATTATCTAAAGTTTATAAAGTAAAAGTTGGTGGAATTGTAGTTGATGAATACCCTAATTTAAGAATAACATCAATTATTTACTACCAAAATGGTGAATTAGTAGACAAAGTTATTAAAACAGAAACAATTCCACCAAAAAAAGATATTTTAGGTAGAGATTAGTTACAATTTGCAGTAATACTATAACCGGTTTTAATGTTGTCCGTTCCAATAGGTGAATAAACTTTGACACTCGATTCTCCTGACGAACCATTAAAATTTAAAGTTACTTTGTTTTGTTCTTGTGTATAGACAACAAATTCTGTGAAACCTTTGTTACAAAGTCTTTCAAGGTCTTTTAAAGCATATTCAACTTCTTCCCCACCTCGTTTAAAAGTTTTTGATTTTGTTGGGTCAACTAAAAGTTGTTGTAATAATTCCTGATAATTATTTGCAGTTATTTTAATAATTTTACTACCACTAACTGATGTATTATTTTTTGAACCAATAAGAGTTAATTGATAAACATATAATGGAACCCATTTAAAATCGGTATATTTATGAGCTCGTGTTGTTACATATCCTGTATCCTGAGTTATCACATTACTATTATTTAGAATAACTAATCTATCAGGAATAGTTCCGGTATCAAAAATTATATCACCATTACCAAATAATTTTTGATTAACTAATACATAATCATTTTTTTCGTCACCTTGTCCTGCATCAATTTTTTTACCCAACCATTGACAAATATCTATGGAGTTAACATCTTTGACCTTACCCGTTCCTTGAATGTCAAAGTTCACAAATTGTTCTTTATTGTATAATTCTATTTTTTTAGGGTTTGTATTATCCCCTTTAGTTTTGTCATACGGTGTATTACCAAATACAATCTCATTAGCATCTTTTGGAGTCTTAATTACTAACACTCCATTTTTAATTAATTCAGGAAATATTTCTTGGAAATATTGTTTAACCGAATTTGCTCTAGCCAACGCCAAACTCCCTTTTGTTTCAAATCCTTTTGGATTAGTTACTCTAGATTCTCCGGCACTAATATTAACAATAAATTGATTACCCCCACTATTTTTAATAAATTCCTCAATTTTAGGTTTTAACTCAATAATAGAATTTTTAACATTATCAGATTGATATTCTCCAAATTTAAATTCACTTCCGAGATTTTGTGTTGGAAATACCGTATTATCAGATGATGTAGTTGTTTTAGTTACAATTGGTTGTGTCACCTGTTCTGAAGTTAAGTATTGTCTATTTGTTGCGGATTCGTGAAGATTTAATATCCTATTTCTTTCATCTTCATCTATATTCCATGTTTGCTTAATCATTTCAACTATTTTATAATAAATATAACCAAAAAATTTTGTGGGTAATTAAAAAATATTTATATTTGTACAAATATTAAAACATCCACACACATGAAAAACTTAATCACCATCATTCTTTTTATTTTTATTTCAAATTTATCATTTGGTCAACTTACTATCAGAGAGGCAGGAGACTTTTATGAATTAAACGATTTGTGGAAACGTGATTCCATATCAGTTAAAAAATTAATGGATAACTATAAAATAGATACCACTAATTTAACTAATGTTAAATTTTTTGACGAATTTGATTTAAATGTAGAATTACACGAAAAGTATTCTTACACAGGATATTCATATGTTTTATACAAGACAACCGGAGTAGTTACTATGAAAACAGTTTCTTATAAAGGAACTTTACCAAGTCCTAACAAATATGTTATGGTTTTTTGTTTTGATGATTATGTCGATAAAAAAATTATTAATATTAAGGTATTTTAAGAACAATAAAAAAAAGGGTCACTAAGACCCTTTTTTTATTGTTGTTTCATTATTTGTGGAAGTTTAATAATTAATCTTCTATTAGGTGCGGTTTCATTTTGGTTAGTCACTTTCGGCCATTTTTTACCCGGAGCAAATTGGTCTGTTTCTCCAATACCATTAGGTATGAAATTTAATTTAATTCCCGGTAAACTATTTTTAAGAGTTGATACAATTGCTTCCGCTCTTTTTTTAGATAAGTCCATGTCATAATCTTTTCTTTTTTGACCTGACGCAACTTTACCTTCAGGGTCACCATCAATAGATGCAGAAGAAATGACTTGTACATCTCCGGTAGCATTAGCATAATTAGTTTTAATTGATTCGATAAAATCTGTAAATTCTTTTTGAGCTTCGTCGGTTAAATACACTTCATTAAATTTAAATGGACTTTCAATATTTAATTCAAATGGTATTGGGTCCGGTGTTGGGTCCGGTTCTCCTGAATAATATGAAGTATGACCGGCAGAAGGGTATAATTTCACATAAACCCCATTACTTCCCCTTTTAACATATGTAAGTGGAGATATTGAACCATCCTCGGATTTTGTTAAACCAAAACTCTCTAATATTTCTATGTCTTCTTCTAATATACTTGCAGTATAAACTATTGGTCTACCAATCATTTTTTTGTCTCTCGGCGTTCCAATTGGTCCAAGATTTGGAAGAAGAGCTATGAACTTAAAATCAACATTATTATAATTTTGAGGTTTAGCGTTAGGTGCCGCCTCTATATCAGGCCAAAAATCGTCTGTAATTGCAATACTATTCTCAAACCCTTTATTAGGAAGTAATTCAAATGTTTTAGGATTAACTTTAAAATCCGCAACATTACCGTTCATATAAATTTTAGGTATTACCATACCATTTTCTTCGTCTAAGATTGCATAGTATAGTTTACCTTCACGAACTTTAAATTTTAATCCGGTTCCATCTATTTCATAGTAGGGTGTAGGCTCAACTTCATTTTGTTCTGACAAGTACATTCTTTTAGTTGCACTCTCATGAAGATTTAAAATCCTATTTTTTTCATCCTCACTTATATTCCAAGTTTGTTTAATCATTTCTATTATTTTATTATAAATACTTCAAAAAAAAAAAGAGGACAAATATTTGTCCTCTTTTTGGTATATCATAAGATATTGATTATCTCAATTCTCTTAAGTCGAATGTTCTAACACCATCAACTGTGATACGTCCGTAGAAACGGTTATTAACCATTTTCTTAGCGTAACGTGTCATAATACCTTTGATAGGTGTAAAGTTGAATGGGTTATACATTGTTGGAGTTAATTGTAATGGTACATATGGTGCGTAGATATAACCTGTGTCTAACAATGATGTTCCTTTGTGTCCCATTAACACTTGGTTTGGTGGGAAGTAAGGGTCACGGTAAACTTGGTAACGTCCTGCAAGAGTACCAACTCTTTCAATACCCATGTTGTATTGGTCTTGCTCAGGAGAAGCGTTTGATACGTGGAAGTATTCTAAATCGTCAAAGATAGCTGAGATTTCAGAAGAAACTACAATCCAGTTCGCTCCACCTCTTAATGTAGATTTGTGGATTTGAGCAGAGATTTGGTTAATCGCTGTGATAAGCGTTTGGTTCCAGTCTTTTTGAGTGTAAGGAACTGCAGAAGACCCTAAACGTTTCCAACCATTGTAATCCCAACGTAAGTTCCATGCCGCACCTTTACGTAAATCTCTTAAGATTTCACGGTCGATTTCAGCCGCAACTTGCTCAGATAATAAAGCTGTTAATTCAGCTTCAGCATCGATGTTGTGGAATGCAGCAACGTCTTGAGCCATTTCAGGAGACCATTGTGCTCTTAATTTTCTTTCTGTTACAGAAACAGTTACTGACATTAAGTCAAAAGAAACCTCACCAATTCTATCTTCAAACTCTAAGTTTCTGTAGATTCTATAAGAACCTGTAAACGCTTGATTTAAAACAGTTGTTGATGAGAATGTAGAACCTGTGTAACCGTCCATTGAACCACCACAAGTAATACATACTGGTACTTGTAAATCAACTTCTAAATAGATAACTCCTTCAGCATCACATAAGTTGTCATATTGACCACCACCTGTTTTACTTTCAGGGAATAATAAATTAGAGTTATTGTTTCCGTACTCAACAATTCCTTTACCGTATCTTTGAGTTACAACTCTAAATAAGTAAGGATTTTGTGTATTAGCCGATGTTGTAAAATTTCCATTAGCTCCTTTAATTGTTAAATCAGCTAAGAAAGATTCATTGTCCATTGGTTGACCATCAGGACCGATTAATTTACCTGCTCCATTATTTGCGAAACCTGATAATTTGATTAATACTTTTCTGTAGTCACTTGTTGTATAAGCAGAAGGAATTAATGAATCTCCAGCCCAAGCAACAGTTTGTACATTAGCAGTAACTGATGAGAATTGCCCTTTTGAATAGTCATATAAACCTGGTGGGTCTAAAGCTGGTTCATTACCTTCATAGAATCTATCGTAAAGGTCTTTAGTGTCATTGTAGTTGTAACCACTTCCTGGTCCATCAGGTCCATCAGTAGCGTTGTCATACCCAGGTGCTCCGTAAGGTTTACGGTGAATACCATTAGTAGATGTTGAATCTTCAGTATACGCTTGAATGTTTGGTACGAAGTAGAATAATTTACCAATTGGTAAGTTCATAGCTTGTACAGAAACGATATCGTTAGATAATAATTTAGAGAATACTCTTCTAACAATTGGGAAAACCACTGTTTCAAATGCACCTGTATCAGATGTAGATGATGCTTCGTTAATTAAATACGATGCTTGGTTTTCATATAATTGTGCAACGTTTTCTCTCATGTGACCTTTAAGACCCTCTAAGAATCCTAATTTGTCCCATTTGTTGATTGTGTCTTCTTTGATAACTTTAAGGTGTTTTAACCCGATGTTACCAACTAATCCTGATTCTAATAATGCTCCCATTTTAAAATATTTTGTTTTTAATTTTTATTTATTTTTGATTACCCTAATTTACTCATTAAATCTTTCATTCTCATGAATTGCGGATTTTCGTAAGTTTTTGATTCAATTAAAGTAGTCGATGAACCTGTAGATACTGTTTTTTGAATTCTGTTTTCTACTGATTCACTAAGTGATTTTTTAATTTCCGGTTTAGATAATTCACCTTTGATTGACTGATAAAGATTTTTAGATTCTTTTAAAGTTTCAACATCGTCAAATCTTCTTAAGATATTAATTTTCTCTTTTTTAGTAGTCGAATGTTCGGTAAACAATCTAGTCGCATATGCCAAGTTTGAATTGAAGATTGCGACTTCATTAAGTTTTTCTCTGAAAACATTTAATGCTTTTCTGTATTCTTCATTTTTTTCTCTCAACATAGTTACCTCTTGAGTAGATTCTTTATAAACGATATTACGATTTGGTGTAATACCTTTTCTTAATCCTCTACCTGATTTAGAACCCATTCCGTATGTTCTAGCAGCTTCTTTTGTTTCTTCTTTTTCAAAAGCTTTTCTTTTTAAAGTGTCACCTTTTTTAGTAGTGTAATCTTCTTTACCTTTCATGGTTTTAGATTTATCACCCTTGTTCATTCCGTGAGCACCTTCTTTTGTTTCTGCTTTAACAACTTTGGAACTTCCTTCCATATTTTCGCCTTTCTTGTAATCGAATTTAGCTTTACCTGTACCAACAGATTTAGGTCCTTCTTTTCTTTTTTCATTGAATCCGCCTGAAGCTTTATCTTTGTAAGTAAATTTAGGTCCTGAGCCAATTCCAACACCTTTAGGTTTAATTGTTGATTTTGATTCTCTAACAGTTCTTCTTCGGTTGTAAGATTCTTCTAAGTCCTCTTCTTCGTCCATCATGTC